ATTTTTATCTTCGGGTTCATCTAAATTGTTCCCATTTTTATCTGACTTCCATACATAAGAGTTTAACTCCATTTGTAAGTTTAAGGAGTTTCTATGTATGAATAAATTGTGTCTTTTGATTTGGTCAATACCTGATAGGATTGTATCCTTCTTGACTGGTTTTGCGTTTATTCCCGATCGGGACATCTCTGCTATTGCTTGGGGTGCTGCTGAATCCACAATGAAATCATCTGTTAGATTGATACCTAAATCTTTAATCTTATAGATAAAGTCGGATATGGTTGTATTCCTTAGATACAATAGTTCCTCACAATAAATTGAATCCCCATCTTTATAAACTCTGACTAGTGTATTTGCATCGTTATACCCAATATCAATACCGTATCCCAATAGTTTTGCTCCCTGTGGTAATTCATCATAAATCTGTTGATGACTGAATACAACTCTGGTTGGAATACCCTTTTGACCAAGACCGAATACCCTCCATAAGTTGGGGTCTCTATGTTGTAGTTTCTCTATTTCTTCAACTTGAATTTTAGATAAAAAAGGATTGTCATGGTAAGTGACAATAGTATAAAAAGTATCAGGTTGATTTTCTAAATCATATAACCACGATTGCCATAATGATGGGTTGAAGTCCATTATCATTCGTTCGGTTGTTCGTAGATTCAGTTGCACATATTCCTCGAATGAAATTTCTGTTGCTTCATTGATGAAACAAACATCTCTCTTACGACCCCTTACACGCTCCTCAGAATCAAGAGAAAACCATTCTATAATGTTTGACCCAATCTCAACATATCCATCAACAGTATGCCATTTGTTTGAATCATACAAATCTAATTGAATTAGGACTTCTTTTAGATCTCTTAAAATAGATGCTTTGAGTGCGGGGAGTGTCTTACGGACAATAGAATAAACTTTATTCTCTTCATTGAGAATGTTTATTACCATCCATATTATAATATTTCTAGATTTCCCTGAACGCGAACTCCCCTGAAATACATAGTTTCTGTAATCAGGGTTGAGTAAGTCCTCAAATATTTTATTTGTTTGTACCTTCAAGTATCTTATCTCTTTTTTCTAAATTATCCCTCCACCATAGAGGTTGAAGATTTGTGTAATGACACAGCCTTCTCATTTCATCTTCATTATTGGCTGAAGACAAAGGTATTATGTGGTCTAAATGCCAACCAAATTGTCCCCAATTATCCCAAGTCATTTCTAAACGAAATTGTTTTTCAATATGTAATTTTAATTCATCAATAGAACAACCAACTAATAAATGTGTTCTAGTTTTTTTAGCGGGTTTTTTAAGTGCAACTTTTACTCTTGACCTTAAAGCATTTTTAAGCCTGACTTCTAATCGTTGTGAATAATTTTTCTTATATTCCTTGTTTTTCTCGGAATATTTCAACTTATGATAAGATTTCAATTTGGTTATTTTTGCTCTTTCTTTCTGTTCATCATTCATAGTCCGTTTTGATGAACTTTGTCTATTACTTCGTTTGATACTTTGTTGAGAACATTCTTCTGAACAAAATCTAACTATGTGAGAAAAATTACCACTATGTTCAACACCACATTCCATACAAAAAATTGTTCTGTATGGATAAGAATATTTTTCTTTTTTAGGTTTTTTATTTTTTAACCTATCAAGTCGGCTTCTTTCTTTTTTACAATTCTTACAATCATATCTTAAACCATCTTTATTGGATTTCAAAGAACCAAATTCTGATAGGGGTTTTTCTATTTTACAAAGACTACATTTTTTCATATCACAAAGATATAAATTATTTCACATTAAAACTAATGTCCTGAGTTTTTCCTGATTTTGATGCCTTCCACTCCTCGTGTTTTTTGTATGCGAAATTGACTGCTTTTTGCCAGTTCTCTTGGTTCTGTGTGTTTCTGTTTTTAACTCGTTTGTTGTGGGCTTTTCTCCCACCTCTTACTTTACTTCTTGGCATGTCTTCTATTATCTACCTTGTGATCTATAAGGTTTAACTGGTTTATCTTTGGGAGATCTGGTCTTTTGATGTTTCCCCTTTCTCCTAACTCCGAAGGTTACTTTTCTTGATACTGCTGCTTTATTTGCTTTGGTCGCCATCTATTGCCTTTTTAATAATTTCAATCTCAATCTTTTTATTGGAGTCAATCTTTTCACCCTGAGTTGTAATATCAATCTTATTCTCAGCGTTCCACTCGTCCTTAAATCTATTGCGAAGTATTAAACTGTAAAGTTGTGAATTTACCTGTTTTGATGTTCCTGATGCAAATGAGTTTCTTGAAATAGAAACCCACCAAGCATGCGATAAAGTCCTCATCTGTGAGACGATTTCCGAAAATTGAGGTTCTTCTTCCATTAAACGATAGAATGTATCATTGGAAATGTTTAGATATGCTTTGATATCCACATCTAACATTCCCTGTTCCCCCATCTTTATGAGTTCTGTTTTCCAATCTTTGGGAAACTCATCAATAGTTATTTTGGGTCTTCCAACGGGATTACCAGTTGCTCTACTTGGTCTTCTAGCCATGTTGTAATTGTTGGTCTAGTTTATTGATATGAGTTTTCAAATCATTCATACAAGGGATATCACAGTATCCATAAATTGCTGGTCCTCCTGTTCTGATTAGGAGTTGATATACAAAATCTCTTTCTACTTGTTTCTTATCTCTTGCGTTGATATAATCCTTCGCTCTTATTACTTCCTCTATGGAGTAATTTAAGGGGGCGCCAGCAACTTGAATTACCTGAATTGGTGTTATCCCCTTCGGGACTAGTTTCTCCTCTGTATTGGTCTTATTTTTACAATTGCACATTTCGTCTTTCTCTTAGTATTTTTCTAATTTTATTGATGTCCCTACTAACACTATTGAGAGGTATTGTTGTTCTCTTTGAAACTTTTGTAATTGAACATCCTTCTTCAATATACATTTCCATTAGTCGTTTGTAATACCAGTCAAGTTTATCTAATTCTTGATAAACCCAATCTAGTGTTATTATAGGTTCTTCCTCTTCTTCTAAATATTCTATTTCAATATCCCCAATCTCTGAGAATTGAAACTTCTTATATTGATGGTAGTAAGGGGAACTTTTAGAATTATAGTTATTACGAACTATGCGAGTAAAGAAGAATAGTTTTTCTTTATCTGGTATTGTTGGAACTTTCTTATTTAATAGGAATTGTTCGATAGATAATTGTAGTAGATCCTCGCTATCATTACCGCGAGTGATTCTACTACATATTTTCTTTAATTCTTCAATGTTTTCCGTAATCCAAATATTGAGCAAAATACTTGTGTTTTTTAATCTTTATTCTCTGTTTTCCCTTGAAGGATAATTCGTTGAAAAAATTTGTTATTGTCGTCGAAATAATTTATTAAAGTTTCAAGGTGTCCTTGCTTTCTTAGTTTGATTACTTTATCTCTTACTGTAATTGTTGATAGATCCAATGTTTTTCCTATTTGGGTATTGGTAAGTAATGATCTGCGGCTGTCTGTGCTGTAAATGTCTTCGATAATTAAATCGTAGATTCTCTGTTCTGTTCTATTTGTGATTTTCATATTTATATGTTATTTAATAAATATAGTATCTATTGGTTAAAAATCAATTCTGTTGATATAGTATTTTCATCAATCTTTCATATAAATCTGCTGTTTCATACAATTCCATTTCTGTTGCTTTATCTCTCATCCATTTGAAGTATTCAGCATAGAATACCATTTTATCTTTATCTCCTTGAAATGACTCCATATTGATTGATATGAACTTTTTTGCTATATCATCTCTTTGTTCTTCTGTAATATCAAAATAAGATGTGTTGGGATCTAAACTCCCATCAAATATTTCTGCGATTAGTTTGTCTAAATTCATTATCATAAGTATCAGTCTTTGATTTCATCTTTGGGAAAACCTTGTATTGGTTTCTCTTCAACTTTATTCCTTGATTGTATTTTATCTTTAATATCTTGATGCTGTCTTTTCAACCATTCCT